GCTTCTCGAAACCGCTTGATAATTCCGGCCATGCCCCCCCGGGTTGTTTGATGCGCATCAAGGGCAAGGGCGGACCACGCTCGGCATCATCGATGATGATTGCATCAGCTCAGCCTCTCGATGTTATCGATCGACTTCAACCACCACACCATCTTGTTGATGAGCAGGTAGAGGTATGGCAGGACATTGTGAATGGACACCCTGCTGACTGGTTCGATGCGGGCAGTGTGCCTTTGTTGGCTCAGCTATGCAGGCATGTGGTCATCAGTCATAGGCTGGCTGAATGGGCAGAGCAGAGCACCAACGACATAGGTGCATTGCTGCTCGTCATTCGTGAGCAGCGGGCAGAGAGTGAAGCTATCCGCAGGCTGGCCACATCCCTTCGTATCACCCCACATGCACTGACCAACCATCGTGGCAACAAGGCACCGCATGTCACCGCGATCCGGCCGTGGCAGCGCGGCACCTAGCCGTGCCCAGCGCAATATCCGGTGGATCGAGGAGTGCTGCCGAGTGCCGAGCGGCCGATCCGAGATGGTGGGCAAGCCGGTCGTGCTGCGGCCTTGGCAGCGGCAGGCGATCGAGGCGATCTACGACAACCCGCATGGCACAAGGCGCGCGATATTGAGCTTCGGCCGCAAGAACGGCAAAACCGCGCTAAGTGCTTTTCTGTTGCTCTTGCACCTATGCGGTCCCGAGGCGCGGGCCAACTCGCAGATGTACTCTGCCGCGCAAAGCCGGGATCAGGCAGGGTTGTTGTTCGACCTCGCGGCGAAGTGTGTGCGCTTCTCGCCCGAGCTGAACAACGACATTAGAATACGCGACACGGCAAAGGAGATACTCTGTCCCGACCTCGGCACTTTCTACAAAGCGCTGTCGGCCGAAGCCACCACCGCCTTCGGCCTCAACCCGCGCTTCATCGTCCACGACGAACTCGGCCAGGTACGCGGTCCGCGCTCCACATTGTACGAAGCATTGGAGACGGCTACCGGCGCTCAGGACGATCCGCTATCGATAATCATATCGACCCAAGCACCAACCGACGCCGATCTGCTAAGCGTCCTGATCGACGACGCGATGGCGGGGCACGACCCGCGCGTGGTGTGCAAGCTCTACACGGCGGACCGCGAGGCCGACCCGTTCGCCGAGACGACGATCAAGAGCGCCAATCCCGCTTTCGGGGACTTCCAGAATGCGTCGGAAGTGCTCTCGATGGCCGAGGACGCGCGGCGCATGCCGAGCCGCGAGGCCGAGTACCGCAACCTGGTGCTCAACCAGCGTGTCGAGGCCAACAACCCGTTCGTGACGCACACGGTGTGGGCGTCATGCGGATCGCCACCGCTGCCGATCGACGGCGTGCCGGTCTATGGCGGCCTCGATCTGAGTGCCGTGAACGACCTCACCGCGCTGGTGCTGATCGGCGAGGTGGATGGCGCGTGGCAGGTGCACCCGACCTTCTGGCTGCCGGGCGAGGGGCTTGCCACCAAGGCCCGCAGCGACCGGGTGCCCTACGACCAATGGCACCGCGAGGGGTATCTGGAGGCCGCGCCGGGCAAGAGCGTCGAATACGAGTACGTCGCCGACCATCTGCGCGACGTGTTCCAGACCTACGACGTGCGAAAAATCGCCTTCGACCGCTGGGGCTGGAAGCACCTTCGCCCGTGGCTGGTCAAGGCCGGCTTCAGCGAGACCGACCTGGAGACCAAGTTCGTCGAGTTCGGGCAGGGTCTGCAATCGATGTCACCGGCGCTGCGCGAGCTTGAGAGCGACCTGCTCAACGGCAAGCTGCGGCACGGCAAGCATCCGGTGCTGACCAACTGTGCGGCAAATTCGGTCGTGCAGACCGACCCGGCGGGCAACCGCAAGCTCGACAAGATGCGCAGCAACGGGCGCATCGACGGCATGGTGGCATTGACCATGGCGCGCGGCGTGGTGCCGCTGGCGAAGTCGCCGGTCAACCTGGCGACCCTGATCGGCTAGGAGTGGGCGCATGGCGCTGACGGTCCTGAACGGCCCGACCATTGCGGCCGGGCAGTCGCTCTCGAACGGGCTCGACTGCACCGCTGGGGCGATCGTGCGCATCACGATGCCGGCGGCGTGGACATCGGCCAACATCTCCTTTGCGATCTCCTCCGATGGCGCCTTTTACAATGATCTGGTGGGCATCGACGGCAAGGAGGTGATCCTTCCGGTGGTGCCCGGCACCGCCGTCGTGCTCGCCTCATTCACCGAGTACCTGCGCGCCATCGCCTTCCTGAAGCTGCGCTCGGGCTCGCGCTTCTATCCGGTCGTGCAGCCGGCACAGCGCGATTTCGCGATCGCCATAGAGACGCCCTGAGCCATGCAAATTCGGATTAAGCAAACCGCGGCGCCACCGCCCGCGGCGGACCCGCTTGAGTTCGTGATGAGCGACGGCAGCGTCGATCGCATGGGCGACGTGATCGAGCCGGAAGGCTGGCGGCTCGACAATTTCCACCGCAACCCGATCGCGCTGTTCTCGCACGACCCGCTGCTGCCGATCGGCAAGTGGCACGATGTCGGCGTGCGCGACGGCCAGTTGACCGGACGCCTCGAACTGATGCCGGCCGAGACCTACCTGCAGCGCCAGTTGCAGACGGCGGTCACGGCGGGCGTCCTGCGCGCTGTCAGCGTCGGCTTCCACAGCGACAAATTCGAGCCGCTCGGCAAGTCGGGCGGCCTGCGCTTCACCGAGGCCGAGCTGGTCGAGTGCAGCCTGGTCAGTGTCCCGGCAAATCCGAACGCTCTTGCGATTGCCAAGAGCCTCGGCATCTCCCCGCAAACGCAGCAACTGATCTTCGGCGTGTCAGCCGATGACGATCAGCCGCCGCCGGCGCGGGTTCATGGCGTGTCAGCCACGAAAAAGGACTCGAACCGAAAGTTTCACCAGATGACGACGTATAGCGACCGGATCGAACACGCGCAGCAAGAGGTCAACGGGCTGCAAGACCAGCTCGCCAGCCTGCCGGATGTCGAGGACGTGCAGAAGGTCTCCGACCTCACCCAGCGCATCGGCGAAGTGAAGGGCAAGATCTTTGCTTGGGTCGAGGCCGAAAAGGCGCTCGGCAACGAGGCGGCGCCGATCACCGTGCCGAAGGAGCGGATCACGGTCTACAAGCCGACCGAACAGCTGCCATCATCCGCTCCGAAAGCGTGGGCGCAGCCGAAGCGCAAGGAGACGCCGCCCGAAGAGCACATCCTGCGCCACTTCGCGGCGACCACGCTGGCCTATGCCGAGCGGTGCCCGATCGATGTCGCGCTGGCAAAGCTCTACAGCAGCTACGGCGACTACGAGGTCACCAAGGGCGTCATCGAATGGCGCACCCGCGCCGCGACCGCGCCGGCCACGACCACCACGGCCGGCTGGGCTGCGGAATTGGCAGTTACGGGACAGGGCGAGTGGTTTAACGCGATCATGGCCGGCTCGATCTTCCAGCCGGTGTCGGCGAGCGCAATGGGTATCACCCTCGGGCGCTACGCACAGATCAGCATGCCGACCCGACAGGCGACGCCGACGATTGCCGGCAGCTTCGTGCAGGAAGGCGCGCCGATCCCGGTGCGGCAGGCCGCGTTCACCGCGGTCAGCCTCGGCCTCAAGAAAATGGCGGTGATCACCTCCTACACCCGCGAGATTGCCGAGCACTCGACACCGCAGATCGAGACAATCCTGCGGCAGTTGATCATGGACGACACCGGCGTTGCGGTGGACACGGTGTTTATCGATAACGTTGCCGTCTCGGCCATCAGGCCGGCCGGCATCCGCAACGGTATCGCTGGGCTCACACCGACCACGGGCGGCGGCTTCAATGCCCTGGTCGGCGACCTGAAGGCTTTGGCGGGCGCGCTGGCCGGCGTCAACGCGCTCGGCAACAATGCCCGCCCGGTGTGGATCATGAACCCGGTGCAGGCGCTCAGCATCGGGCTCACCCAGAATGCCGGCGGGTTTTTCCCGTTCCAGACGGAGATCAACGCCAACCGTCTGCTCGGCTATCCAGTGGTGACATCATCGACCGTCCCGGCGACGATGGTGATCCTGATCAACGCCGCCGACCTGATGGTGGTGCAGGGCGACACCCCGCGATTCGATGTCAGTGACCAAGCGACATTGCACTTCGAGGACACCACGCCGCTGCAGATCACCACGGGCGCGCAGGGCAGCGCGGTCGCGGCAACGCCGGTCAGAAGCATGTTTCAGACCGACTCGCTCGCCTTGCGCATGATCCTGCCGATGAATTGGGCGATGCGGCGCAGCGGCAGCGTCGCGTGGGTGACCGGCGTCACCTGGTAGTGCGTTACACATGGCTGAAGCCGGCCTCGTGGCTGCGGGGCCGGCGCTTTGAGAAGGACGGAAGCGATGCCAGAAGTCATGGAAAACCCGGAACTGCGGCAGGAATACGAACAGCGCAAGGAGCGGACGGCGGCGTTGACCGACCTGACGCTGCAATCGACCGACGGCAGCATGGTGCCGCCGACCCCGACGCAGGAAGAAAACGACCTGTTGGCGTTGGGGCTGATGCACCCCGACGATAAGGCCCAGGCGCCGCAGGATAAGATGATGCCGTCGGTGGCGGCGCAGCAGGCGTATCTCGCGACCGGCGCGGAGATGCCCAAGCCGCCGGCACGAGCAGCCTCACCCGCGCCGCGGCCGGCGCCGCCGCGGCAGCCCGAACCGCAGCGCAATGGCGGCCGAGCCGAACACCACGAGCGCGACCGGACGTAACGGATGGCGTTGCTGACGCGGGCGTCGGGTGCGCTAAGCCGCATCCTGCGCCCGCGGCAGAAGCAGTTCGGGATGCCGCAGATCGTCGGCGGCAGCGGCGTGCCGGCGAACTGGCCGTGGAATTTCTGGCAGCTCGGCTACGACCCGCTGCGGTCGAGCGGCTCGGCCGTCGTCTATGCCTGCCGCCAGGCCTATGCGCAGACGATCAGCATGTGCGCCGGGACGCACTGGCAGAGCAGCGACGACGGCGGGCGCGAGCGGGTCACCAAGAGCGCGCTGAGCCGCATCCTAAAGCGCCCGAACAGCTATCAGTCGCCGACCGATTTCTTCCTGTATCTCACCGATTGCCTCTATGGCGAGGGCGCCGCCTTTGCGCTGGCCTTGCGCAACAACCGGGCCGAGATCGTCGAACTGCACCTGATGGACCCGGCGCGCTGCTCGGCACGCGTCGCGGCGAACGGCGAGCTGTTCTATACGCTGGCCGGCAACGAAATAGTCGATCGACTATTCGCCGATAATTTGCGGGCCTTGGAAGCGGTGCCGGCGCGCGATGTGCTGCATGTGCGGCTGCCCGATCGGCGCAACCCGCTGCAGGGCTGCGCGCCGCTCGAAGCGGCGCTCCTGGAGGTCGCCGTCTCGAATGCGATGGTGGCGCAGGCGCTCGCCTATGCCAGCAACCAGGGGCGGCCGAGCGGCGTCTTGCAGACCGACGTCGAGCTGGAGAGCAAGGAGCAGCTCGACCGGCTGCGGGCGGCGTGGAACGAGCAGACACAGGGCATCAACGCGGGCGGCACACCGATCCTGACCAACGGCCTCAAGTGGGCGCCGAGCGTCATCAACAGCCGCGACGCGCAGCTCGCCGAGATGCTGCAGATTTCCGACCAGCGCATCGCGACGGCGTACCGGGTGCCGCTGCCGCTCCTCAGCCTCAACCCGGGACCGGGACCGCAGGGCAGCACCGAGAGCCAGATGGGCTTCTGGGTGAGTACCGGCCTCGGCTTCGGCGCCAATCTGATCGAGGACGCCTTTGGGCGCTGCTTCGGGCTCGGCGGCTGGCCCGACGACTATTTGGAACTCGACCTCGAAGCACTATTGCGGGCCAATTTCCGCGACCGCATCGAGGGGCTCGCGCGCGGCGTGCAGGGGGGCATCTTCTCGCCCAACGAGGCGCGAGCAAAGGAAGACCTCCCCGCCATGCCGTTCGGCGACGAGCCGCGGGTGCAGCAGCAAATCGTCCCGCTGAGCGCCTGGGACAAAGTGCCCGCGCCGACGCCGCGGCCGGATGCACCGCCAGCCGCGCCGCCCTCAGGTGACGCGGCAGCAGCCGACACCGCCGCGAAAATGCTCACCGCCTTCCGGGCATCGAATGAACGCCATCTCGCCGCTTGAGACACTGGCCGCCGAACTCGGCGCATTAGCGGCGCGCATCGAGCGCGAGCTGCGCCTGTCGGCGTCGGCGATGCACGCTGAGATCCGCGAGCAGATGGCGGCATTGCGCACCACGCTGGCCGAGATCGAGCTGCGCGCCGAGCGCCGGCTGGCCGAACTCAAAGACGGCCCGGTGGGGCCACAGGGAAGCCCAGGAGAGCGCGGCGAACCGGGCGAGGGCATCGTAGGGCCGCCCGGCGAACCCGGGCCTCCTGGGCCGCCGGGAGCGGCGTCGGAGATACCGGGGCCGCCCGGCCCCGAACCCTATGTCGGCGAGGTGTGCGGCCTGTTCGAGCCGGCCCGCAGCTATCGGAAATATGATCTCGTGACCTGGCACGGCAGCGAGTGGCGGGCGCGCTGCGATGAGCCCGGCACGTTGCCGGGGGATGGCTGGGTGCTGACGGCGCAGAGCGGCAGCCGCGGCAAGGCGGGCGACCGCGGTCCGGTGGGGCCGCCGGGACCGGCGATCACCGGCTGGCAGATGCGCGACTACCGCGTCGTGCCGGTGATGAGCGACGGCAGCATCGGCCCGCCGCTCGACCTCAGCGCCCTCTTCGAGCTCTACGACGCCGAGCGCATCGCCTGATGCCGACGAACGTCCGCTATCAGATCACGCGGGTCGTGACGCCGGCCGCGAGCCTGGCGCTCCTCACGCTCGACCAGGCCAAGGCGGCGCTCGGCATCGACCCGGCCGACACGTCGCAGGACGCGGCCTTGCAGCAGCAGATCGACGCGGTGTCGGCGGCGGTCAACAACTACTGCAACCGCATCTTCGCGGTGCAGGGCTACCAGGACACGCTGCGCTATGTGACCAACTGGCTGCACGCCGGCCAGCCGCTGCGGACCCGGCAATTCCCGATCGTGGTGGACGACCAGGGCATCCCGGCAATCGCGGTGATCGAGAACGGCGCGACGGTCGATGTCGCCTATTGGGAGGTCTACCCGGAGCAGGGTACCCTCTACCGGCTCGATGGCGAGATGACGGGTGCCTGGACCGGCACCACGATGCTGATCGACTACACCGCGGGCTTCGATCCGATCCCGCCCGACGTGCAGGGCGCGGCGCTCGAATGGCTGACGGCGCGGTGGCACGCGGTCGGCCGCGACCCGGCCTTGCGCAGCGAGACGATCCCCGAC